GGCCTCGCGGCCCAGACCCGTTCAACGGGGTCCTGTCTGCAGAATCTTCCATCTACGGATGTCGAGCAGGAACCTCCCTAACTAAGGATATCGTCATATGGTCCCAACGTCACCATCATGGTCCATTGCTACCAAAACGATTGGAACTTTCCATTCGTGGTGGTTGCCTGGTAACCCTGTGGATGGGTACTATGTGTCCCATACGCGTATGCGATGGGGTTATAGTACCTTACCGTTGAGACACAGAAAGTACCGCGGGAAATACATAACCGGCGGTCCTTGGAATTTAGAGAAAGTGCAGGTCACCTGCTCCGGCGATAGTCATAAAACCTATCGATGGAACGAGGGCCTTGCCTATGAAGGGGTTTATCAACTCCTTAACACAGCCTTCTGGACTGGTTTCGACTTTTCCGGAAGGGTGACTTTCTCTAACGCACAGCAGGAGAATGACGAGCTAGGTGCGGAAGCGTGGGCTAAAATGAAGCCTGCGCAACCGGACTTTACCGCCGCTCGAGAGCTGTACGAGCTCAGAGAGATTCCCCAACAACTTAAGGAAGTTGTTGGGGCCTTTCGGAAGAAGGTGCGAGATACCAAACCGGCGACCTCATGGGCGTCTGAATGGTGGCTTTCACTCTTCTTCGGTTGGGCTCCAATCTTTAAAAGTGTCGTAAGTTTTTGCGAAACTTTCAGAGAAAGGAAGAAGCTCTTTGATCAGCTACTCCGTGACGAGGGACAGTGGAAATATCGTTCACGTAAACTCTCAAACCACGATCAAAACTGGCTTGAGAGCGATGTGCGCGATTTTCCAACACTTATCGGTCACCCCAACATGTATCCTAAGCACGTTGACCAATGCTATTGGCCAGGTGCCGGCCAAGCCCACTTCGCATCCTTTGAGCGAAGGTCTTGGTGTGTTGGCAAGTTCAAATACTTCCTTCCTTCCGGTCCTCGTGATCGGAATTGGGAAAAGCGACTTTACCGTCGCATATTTGGACTTAGACTTACACCCTCACAGGTGTATGCGGTGATCCCGTGGAGTTGGTTCGCTGACTACTTCACCGATTTGAGATACTTCATGGAAGCTGTCTCAGGCGGTGTTGAAGAGCGATTGATCTGCGATTACGCTTATGTGATGACTCACTATAAGTGGAAAGCAGATTACACCGAATATCAAATGATGGTAGGTGCCAACAACTCGGTTGATAAGGTGTCCAGTCATTCACTTTGGACGCGTGAATATAAATTGCGTTCCAAAGCGACTGTCCTTGGTTTTGGGCTCAAAGAGGGGGATCTCTCCCCCTTTCAGGCCTCAATCATCGGAGCCCTTGGGCTTTCGAAGCTGAGTTAACGTCGTGAGACGTTCTCGCCATCAGGGGTAGATACCTGGTGTCTCTTTGATAGAAGGAGTTTACTATGTACGCAGACCCACAGTCCCTGACCGTTGGTGGCGGTGCCAAGTCGTTTGTTCGAATTGGCTCCGCTACCCCCGCGTCAAAGGGTTCGTTCAAAACTGGCGACGAAGTTTATCGCTTCGATGTCAGCCAGAACGGAACGTCGACACGCAAGCGTCGCGAGGTTCGCCTCACGAAAACTGCTGTCGCCGCTGACCCGATCAGCGCCGTGAATAAGGAGGTTTCGGCCTCCGTAATCATCGTCGTTGACGAGCCCAACTGGGGTTTCGATGATGCCACTTTGATCGACATGATCACCGGGCTCATCGGATGGTTTAGCGCTTCGACCTACGCCAACGGCGAAAAGCTGTTGGACGGCGAACTCTAAACCACGGTACCTGGTCGGTACCCGTACATGGTAGGGTTTCCATATACCCTGTAACAGAAGAGGGCATGGATGAAAAGACCTACTACACTCCTTCACCGGGTCCTTCTCGACGAAGGACTGCAGGTGGGACTTACCATCGAACGTGACTTTCAAGAGATTGAAAGTCGCTTCAAACACGAGGGAATGAGTTTCTTAACTATAACTCTGCCCACGTTGTCCGATACCCTTGAAAAAGGTCTCGAGACAGGTCGCATCGCTACCAGTGACTTCCCTGGGTTTAAGCCCATAAGTCGTGGCAGGAGTCTCCCGGCTTTGTTGTCGGGTTTCTTCATGCGGGTGTTTGAAGGTGATGGTCGTCTATTGGACGAACCCTGTATAGCCAGTATTAGGGCTATTCGCCAGGTTGCTCGACTCTTCAAGAAGGTCGAACTACCGTGCTCATCTGCTCGCCGTAAGGCGGCTTTTGAAAGGTATAAATCCAATGACGAAGGGTTATGTTGGACTGGCTTTAGGTCTGCTTTTGATGCTAGCATTTATGCTAGTGTCGCTGGCTACCTATGGTCTGACCTCGAAGACTTATCTGGAGAACTTTATTGTTTTCCAGGCGTCTTCGGGTCAGGGGCCACAGCGGAACGGTTGCTGTTCAATGAACGGCATACTGTTACAAAATGGCCAAACCGATCGGAACCTTGGTTCCCCTCGGATTTTCACGCCACCCACGACTTCTCCTCTGGACTCGACGATATCGAATTCCTTGGAGAATCGGACGAATGTCCCGTAAGGGTCGTTCAGGTTCCGAAAACCCTGAAGACTCCGCGTACTATATCGGTAGAGCCTAGCTATATGATGCTAATGCAGCA